GAGCGAGCTCATGCGAAATACCAAAGGTATGCAGTATTTCGTTATAGTCAACGCGGTCAACCGTATGTTCTATTTGAGCTACCTTAAATTTAGCCGCGCGGTCGTTTTGCCAATGTTCGCTTTTCTCTATGAACATGTTCTCTACGGCGTCAATATCTTTTAAATCAGTAGAGTAAATGTTTTGCCAAACCATATCTTCCAAAACATACCCAATTTTTCGCCCTGGCTTCCCAACAAAAATTAGCGGAGCGGTTAATATTTGAGTGACACCATCATCGTCAACTACCATAACTTTTCCGCGAAGCATGATGTTCATATGCTCAAATTTTTGTTTGTGGCCTATAGCCAGCGTGCCCGCAGGCATAAACACTTCCCGGATACAAATGTTCGGCCCAAAATGATGGACGACAGGGCAGTCAACTTGGGGCAACTGCAGCAAAGTTTCCTCGGCATTTTCCATGCTGAGTAAAGTTTGCAGAGCTTGCGATCCAACAGTTGTAATATCGTTCATAACACCACCCACCGTGAGCCGCTTGCCACCGTCACCGTCGTGCCGCTGGCCACCGTTACCGGGCCTGCCGACATACCTGACGTACCTGAAGCAATTGTATAGCTGACATCTATAGTCAAACTGTTAACATAGATGCCGTTGCCTGCTATGAAATGCTCCGATGTTAATTCACCTGTGCTAGGTTTGTACAGATATTTGGCGTTGCTGGTATAGATGGTCGACAGCGAGCCAGACGTAGCTGCAGCGAAGGTCGGATAGACGTTCGTTGACGTGCTGGTGTCGTTCGTAATCGTTGCGCCCGAGCCGCTGGCCACCGCCCACTTAACCCCGTTAGCTTGGGTCGAATCGGCAGTCAGCACGTAGTTGTCCGTGCCTACGGGTAAGCGGACGTTGTCGGTGCCGTCATAGACAATCAAATCGCCCTTGGCGTTAGTCGGTGACAGCGCATCAAACGCGGCAAGTTTGGATGTCTGGCCGGTACCGCCGTTAGCGATCGGCAGCGTGCCGGTCACTTGGCTAGTCAGATCCACCCCAGTTAGGGTGCCACCGAGTGTCAGACTACCGCTGGACGTCACCGTGCCCGACAAGCTGATGCCGTTGACCGTGCCGGTGCCCGAGACGCTTGTGACCGTACCGACGTACTGATCGTTCGACGTGATGGTGAAGTTAGGGTACGTGCCCGAGATGCTGGTCGTGCCAGCGCCGGTCAACGACACCACTTGGTCAGGCGCAGTATTCGTCAACGTGAAGCTCGGGTACGTGCCGGTGACGCTCATGCCCGTGCCAGCCGTCAGCGAGACGACTTGATCTGGCGCGGTGTTAGTAATGGTGAAGCTCGGGTACGTACCGGACGTGCTGATGCCTGTGCCGCCGGTCAGCGACACCACCTGATCAGGCGCCGAATTATTGATCGTAACGGCGACCGAGCCGTCATACGTTGTGCCGACGCTGTACGAAATGCCGGTGCCTGCCGTCAAAGCGTTAGCCACGCTGCCTGCTTGGCCTGTAATGTTGCCCGTTACTTTGCTACCTGCAATCGACGTTATCCACGTCGGGTCGGCGTAACTGCCGGTGGTATAGACGCCGTTAGTCACGGTGCCTGAGTTGCCTAAAATATCAATATTCCAAGTGCCGGTCGCACCTGACCCCGTCGTGCTGGGAACGCTCAAGTTCGTGCGGGCGTTGGCTGCTGTCGTGGCGCCTGTACCGCCGTTATCGACATCTAAGGTGCCTGCCAGCGTGATGGTGCCGGAAGTAGTAACAGGGCCGCCAGAGGTCGTCAGCCCCGTCGTGCCACCCGACACGTTGACCGACGTTACCGTGCCGCCGGCGCTGGTGTTAACCTTATTGAGCAGGTTTAAGAAAAACCGGTACCAGTCACGCGAGACTAAACCCGTCCGCTCGTCGACGATCTCGGACTGGTTTTTGGGTAGTTGCGGCTCGTTATCTGGGTTAGGCATTGGTGCCGGACAAAGCGAGTTCGGCACCCATAATAGCGATCTTAACGGGGTCGGTGCCAGACACCTCGTAGACGCGGTCACGCAGCTTGTTAGTCATGCCCAGCCGCCGCCAGAAGGCACGGAAGCCATACTGACCCATCTTGCCGATACCAGCCCAATGTTCGTTTGACCAGGTGTGACCGCCGTCATCTGACCAGCGCAGCATGACCTGCGGGTCAGACCCTTGGCCAGTAACCAGCCCAACGCCTGACTCGCAGTCAAGCTGCAGCGCGTGCTGGGCGGTACGCTTTAGATTGTTCTGCCCTTGCGGCAGCGCCCGCCATGACCGCAGCCACTTCTGCGGCAGCGTGTCGTCAGCAAACACGTCAAGGTCGTACGCGTAAATTTTGCCCGTCTGGAAGTCGCCGACCACTACCTCGTTATTGAAGAACGTCTGGCAGTTGGCACGGTGGCGGATAAACTCGCCGTTGGCAAAGCCAGCGCGCTCATGCCATGCGGCGGTAGCTACATCAAACACCCATGTTTTTTGGGCGGTCGGAAAGCTCAGCACGTAAAAAGCATGGCCGTCTTGCTGGTAGGTAAAAGCGATTGCGTCTGAGATGGTGCCGTAACTTTGGATAGCGTACTCAACCGCATGGGTCGAAATGCGCTGGCCTGTGTAGCCGTTGGCACGAAACACCACGCCTTGGCCACGGGCGTCAGACCCTAACCAGAACAGCGAGTTGTCCATCTTAGCCACTGAGAAGGTCGCCGCGCAGCCAATCTCATTAACCGCACCTTGGATGCGAGCCAGCGGGAACGGTGTGTCGCCTGCGTTGTACCAAACTTCAACCGACTGGGTGCCAAACAGCCATACCTCGCGGTGGTCGACAAACAGCGACACCAAGTTGTCGGGCATACCTTCAGCACTAGCGAACGACAGCGGGTCGATCTGAGTGCCGTCAAGCAGCTCAGACGTCCAGAACTTCTGCGAGTTAGGCTCTTGGAAGATAAAGTAGCCGTCCAAATAGCCAACAGTCACCGCGCCGGGAAAGTCCACGTCGGTAATTTCGGCGTATTGTTCAGTGGCTGCGTCGTAGATGTAGCCGTCGGGGTTAGCCGCAATGAAAAGCTGCGTACCGTTGTCGACCATCGACACTGGCCCTGTGCCGCTGACATTGCCTAGCGGAACGGCTGCCCAATTGCTGTCAACACGGTAAAACTTGGTGCCAGAGACGGCGTACATGTAATTGCCGTACGACCACAAGCCTCGGATAGGGCCAGTGCCCACCACACCCAGCCTACGCAAGCCTGGGGCACGGTTTAAGAACGCAGGCTCTTTGCCGTCAGGCGCAGGCACCGTCTCAGGAAACAGGTTGATCATCCGCGCGTCCGCAGCGTTAAGGCTGCGAGCCACGTAGGCTTGACCGAGGATCGGCGTCTTCACGGCTTAGTAGTTACCCGCGTAGATGTTGAACCGCTGGCGAGTAGCGACCAGCGAGTAAGGCATCGACATCACGTCGTCTGGGTTGTTGATGCGCTTCAGATTACGCTTAGACGTCATCGCAATCCGAGTAACCTGCGGCATGGGCTCAACACCAAACTCGTTGGCGATTTCCATTGCTAGGTTGTACTTGAACGCGCGCAGATAGCCCGGCGGGAACGACAGCGCGGTGTTAAGCGTTGCCGGTTTGGTTAGCTGCTGCACCGACACAAAATGCCACTCCAGCACACGCGTTGGCTTGGGGTAGATTGTCATGGTGATGTCTGGGAACGTGTTGTTCACAAACATAACCTGCGGGTAGGTGCTGGTGACTGTCTTGACCGCAATGCCGTCGTACTGCTGCTGGTTGATCAGCTTGATGCCGTAAGACACGTTGGTCTGCGGATCACGGAAGTACGTCGCATCGTCAATCAGAATAGGACGATTGCCGACAAAATTGCCGGTCGGGCCAAGGGTGCGAGTAATTTCATCAGGCGGCCAGTTGAACACCTGATCTTCAGTACAAAACACAGCCAGACGCTCAGTATTCCACGAATCAATCATCTGATTCATGGCGTTTAGCGCGTCTTGAGCGGCTTGCGGTGATGGTTCCTCACCTTCGGCCAGTTGGCCAATCAGCCTAAGCGCTGCCTTGATCTGGTCGAAAGCGGTGGCCATTTATACTCCTTTAAGCTGCCGCCTCTACGGTAGTGCGGCTACGACGACGTTTAACTTCCAGTTCGTTGGCTGGTGCCGCCGCTTCAGGAGTTGAAGGCGTGTCGGGATTATAGCGTTCCCAGCCGTTTTGTTCATCAAATTCAGCCTCCATTTCCATGTTGGCGATTTTGAAGCCGTGAACGGGGTGCTGTAGATAAATAATAGGCATAGGGTAGACGGGGCCGAAGCCCCGTGGTTTTACTGTACGTGAATTACTGCAAAGTTAATGACAACCGCCTCAGACAATGAACCGCCGGAAAGGTTGCGCAATGTGATTGTGCAGCTTCCGGTAGCTTTGCCGGAAATCCAGCAGTTGTACGCACCAGCAGTCGCACCAGCTGCAACGCTCAAGACCACAATATCTTTAGCGGTAATAGTGCTGTTAGTCAACGTAAACGAGACGTTTGTGGCGTTAGCCAAAGCGGCGTCGTTCATAGTGATTTGACCAGCAGACTTGTTCAAGGTCACGCCAGTCGATTTGCTAGTTGCTTGAGTTACGGTGCCGCTTGCTTCTGCGGTGTAGCCCAACTCGCCACCAGACATCACCGAGTCAGACCCGATGATGTTCTGATCTTCGTAGGCCACGCCGATCGGTTTGGTATTGGATGACATGGTGGTTCCTTTAGAAACGGGGGCCGAAGCCCCCAGAGTTTTTAGCCGATGCGATACAGAGTCCAAGTACCCACGCCGCTCTTACGAGCGCGGAAGATTTGGGCTGTGCCTGCAGTCGCAACAACAGTCATCAAACCTACGAGCGTCCAGCCGGTGTTGGTCACCAGTGTGATAACGCCCGAGCTAGAACCGTCGACGTTGACAACAGAAAAGTCAAACGAAACGCCTGGCTTATCGGAGTTAGGCAGTGCAGCCTCGAGAGCAGCTACGGTTGGCAGCGTATAGCTGGCAGCCGATGTGCCGGGGCTACCCAGCAAAATGCCGTTCAGAATCTGATCTGCAGTCAGTGTTGCGGTTGCAGTTGCAGTAGCAGGAACGGGGATAACTTGAAAAATGGTTTCGTTAAGGTTGCCATCACCAATCTGATAGCCGCCTGCGCCGTTAGGAAGTGCCATGATAATTTCCTTTCAAATAGAGTCGTCAATGGGGGCCGAAGCCCCCACCAGTGCTTAGCCCCAGAGGCGGCAAGCCATTTGCGGACGGATTGTGCTGTAGCCGTACAGAACGTCGATACGGCAAGGCAGACGGTCGTTGTTGATGTCGTACTGACGAACAATACGCATCGAAATACCGTTGTGAACTTGGCGAGAAGCCATGTCCACGCCTTGTGGCATCAGCAGGTCGGCGGTTGCGAAAGTGATCGCATCCTTGTGGTAGACCAAGTTCTGAGCGTACTGACCATTTGCGTTACCCAGCATGGTTACGGCAGCGCCCGAAGCAGGCAGCGAAGTAACGGTAGCCAGTGCTTGGCTGGCGGAGAACAGCGCAGGGCTGATCGACAAAGTCGCAGTAGAGCTACCAGTTGCAGCGGCAGTTACGGTGAACTGCTGCAGCGAGCCGGTGGACTCACGAGTTTGTGGGTTAACTGCAAACACGCCAGCGATGGTGAACACGTCGCCCACGTTCCAAGTCTTCGACGAGCCAGTGAAGCTGATTGGCAGAGTCGACTGACCTTCGGTGGTAACGGTCGAGGTCACGGTAATCGTAGTGCCCCAATCGCCGTTGGTGTGCTGCTTGATCGACTGAGACATGTTGACTTCGTCGAAGCCCAACACGCCCATGCCCATCATGCCGTTCTTGAACTGGCGGCTGATGGTGTCGGTCGGGTTGAACAGACCTTTCATGCCTTCGACCAGACCAGCGTTAGCAGCCGGGTTAACGGTTGCGTAGCGTGGTGCCATCACAGCAGCGTTTTCGTTCAGCTTCTGCTGAGCTTGCAGCAGAACGAGCGAAGTCGATGGGGTGGTGCCAGGGGTACCAACCGAGTTGAACACGCCCTTGTATGCGTTAGCAACGTCAGCATCGATCGACGAAGCAAGCTGCGAAATACGAGGCTTAAGAACACGCTCTGCGAAGTCATCCAACTGCATGGTGAGTTCGGCGGAGGTGAAGTTAACACCGATGTGCTTCTGCGAAGCAACAGTCAGCGTGGTGAACTGTTCGTTGTCGTCCTGAACTTGCAGAGCGGCACCGTCAGTTACCAAAGCGCGATCTGGTAAACGAATACGCAGAGTCGAACCGATTTTTGCGCCTTCAACGGCGAAAGAATCGTCGTATTGACGATTGACGTTACGAGTGATCACCAAGTTGTTCTCGAGGATTTCGAGCGCCTTGCGGGTGATCATGTCGATAGTAAGAATCGAGTTTGCCATGATAGTCCTTAAAAAAATTAGCGGTTACGTTGAGCTTCCAACTTCCGAATCTGGCGCTGGCGCTCCGCTTCGATCCATTCTGACGTTGACATGTTCTTGATAGAACGTGGGTCGGTCGTATCGTAAGCCGGTGCTCCAGTGCCACGGCCACTAATGGGCGCGATCGGCGGTGGGGCGCTTGTCGTTTTCTTGACCGGCGGATTGTCGCTTAACTTAGCTTCAATCTTGCCAATCTCTTTGGCTTGCATATACGGCGACAGACGAGAAATACGATCAGCTTCTTTCGGGTTGGTGCCAAGGTAATACGCTAAGTCTGGCCCAACATCCGACGCTTGGATTGTCTCAGCCATCACGGTCGTGATCGGTAGGTTCGGGTTGTACGCGACTTGTTCAAAGTCTTCGTACTTGCCTCTGGCCTCTTCCTCACGGTCGTGGTAAGCCTCGAGCGTTTCCATGCGCGCGCGATCAGCTTCTCGCTTAGCAAGCAACTCTTCTGCCTTTTGAGCAGCTAACGCTTCTGCGTACTGATCAACCGACTCAAATTGCTCTAACGAAGGAGCTGGCGCGGGCGGAGCAGCTTCCTGCTGTCGCCGAGCTTGTTCTCTTTCCCACTTACGCTGTTCTCTTGCAAGCCGCTTGCCAATCGCAGCGTCTAACTCTTCTTGTGTGAAGGTCTTGGCTGGTTTTGGCTCTTCAGTTTCCGGCGCTGTTACTTCGGGTTCCGGTACTGCCGTTAGTTCCGGTTCCGGCGCGGGCACTGCCGCTAGTTCATTTTGTACTTCATCAGACATTGTCGATTCCCTTGAGAATCCCTGGCTTGCCGTGCCAGTACGGTTAATGCAAATTTACTCCCAAATTACTGTTGCGGCAACTGTACCACCAATCGCCACATAAAGTCCGTTTTTCGCGTACGCACCATCTAACGGCAACATGTACGACGTCGCAGCCGCCGGGGTAAACACACCAAGAATGGTGGCGGTAGTTGTGTTAGACGCCGAATCGTAAACCGTAATCGTCGGGGTGCTGGAGGCAGAACTGACAAAGATGCCTTTCAACTTGCCCGCCATTGGCTTAATGTTGGTCGACGCGGTGATATAGGTGTAATTTGCCATGATTTACCTTAAGCAAGAAACTTCAATTTGTATAGGGTTGACAGGTACAGCCCGACGATCTCATCAATGATGTTCTGCAGCGGGCTGTCCGTCTTATCGACCACCTTGTAGCGCATCTCTTCGATTTCTTCGAGTTGATCCTGCAAGAACTCGATGATGTTGCCGGGCTTCTTGGTCGACTGCAGCGAAATGGCGCCAATCAGTCCGTGACGGCCTTGGTAGGCTTCGGCAAACTTGTCCGCTAGGTCGACAATGTCGTTGTAAAAACGGCGTAGCGCCTTGTGTTTGGCGTAGCTGCGGGTGTTCAAATGCACCGAATGAGCCACATCGCGGCCCAAAAACAGAATGCCTACAAAATTGGCGCAGCTCATACTCTTGGCTCCTCGGGCGGCATTTCTGCCATTTCAGGCGGCATCATACCCATTTCCGGCGGCATTTGTTGCATTTCCGGCGGCATTTCCTGCATCGGCATCTCGCCCGGCAGCTCTAGGCCACCTTCGCTCATTGCCAAGTCGCCTGCGCTCATAACGTCGCGCAGCGTTTGCATGACGACGTCTTGCACCTGATCCGGCGTCATAGCGCCAGACACGGCGGACAGGCGTTGTGTCTCTGCTTGGTACGCCTTGATCTCGGCTTCGAAGTTCTTGCGCTCCAAGTCCTGCACCTCGATCGACTTGCCGACGTTCTGCAGCATCTGCTGGAGCTGATCCATTTCTTGGCCCATCGCCTCAATCTGCTGCTTGGCCATCTGCATCTCGGGGGAGTCGTCCGAACCGTCGCCCAGCACCTTCGGATCGATGACGCGAGCAAACCGCTCGGCCATCTCCTGCGCGCCTGGCCAGTCCATGTTCTTGATGAACAGGTCGCCTGCGACTTGCCAGAGCTGCGGGTTGGATTGCAAGATCATGCCCATTGCGTCCAGTGCCTCCTGACGCTTGGTCATGTAGGACGGGCCAGTGGTCACCACGACGTCGTACTTACCGACGCCGGGGTTGTAAATCTTGTCGATCTCAATACCCTGCTGGTTGACGATCTTCTTGACCGGCTCTTGTTGGGTAGGATCGAGCTTAACCATGTCGGTGTCGCCGTCCACACCAATGATGCGAGCAACCCGCTGGGTGTCGTAAATCTTTGGGATTATGTCAACAATTTGACGGGTAACGTGCCGAATAGCCCGCGCCAGATTGTCCACGTAATGATAAGTGCCAGTATCAGACTGACGCTCACGCGCCATAATTGCCTTGCCCGATCGCTCATTCGATGTCGCTCCCAAACTGGTGTCGTACTGCCCTGTGGTCGACTTGATATCATCCGACGCACCCATCTTGGCCTGAATCAGACCCGTCTGTGGCAGCGGTGGGGCTGCCCGTTGGGGCAACGGCAGCACAGCGCCGGAACCGTCTGTTACGTCCGGGTTGACCTCCAGATACGGCCAGTTCTGCGTGTTGGCCGTCTTCCACTGCATCTCGTAGCCTTCAAACTGGCCACCGT